GGTTCTGCTGACGGAGAATACCCTTTGAATTCTGCATACGTAATGGTTGAGATGTCGGATGAATATCCTGTCGATGCTTTACCTTGTGGTTTCTACGGATTAGAAGAAAGAGTTTATGAAAGTACAACAAATCCTTCACCTTTCCCAATAATTAAAACAAAATATTTCTTCCCAGGAGAAACTATTTTCGACCCACCTTTTGGTACTAGTGCTGGTGGAGCTAACATAACCACTTCTTCTGGTGATATAGTAAGAAGAACTTATCTTGGCATTTCTTCTCAATTCGGAATCGATACTGATTTGCTTCAATATAAGGGTAAAAAGAACCCAGTTGTTGGTTGGGATTTGGCTACAACTTCTGAACCTTGGAATTATCAAACAAAAGGATTTCACATGGATTCAGGGGCAACTGTTGTTACAATCTCTAATTCTCAGGTAACTAGCGGAACTCCAGCTTTTGATGTTGGTGTCGCAAGTTTTGATGCTGAACCAACTTCACAGGAAAACCCATACTACTTCATTTACTCAAGAAAATTCACTTGTGTATTCCAAGGTGGTTTTGATGGATGGGACATCTACAGAGAATTTAGAACTAACGAAGACAGATTTGCTTTAGGTGCTACTGGATTCTTACAAGGGTCCACTCCTACTCAGCGATATCCAACAGCTTCAGGGGATGGTACTTTCAAGAGAATTGTTGTTGAAAACAACACTCAGGATTTTGCTAACACTGACTACTATGCTTATTTACTTGGTCAACTCACTTTTAACAACCCAGAATCAACAAACATCAACGTATTTGCTACACCAGGTATTGATTATGTAAATAACTCAAATCTTTGCGAGTTGGCAATAGGAATGGTAGAGAATGAAAGAGCTGATGCAGTTTATATCGTTACTACTCCAGATTACAACATGTATATTCCTGATGGAACTTCACAGTTTGAAGTTATTTACCCACAAGAAGCTGTTGATAATCTTGACCAAACCGGAATCGACTCTTCTTACACGGCAACCTACTACCCTTGGATTCTTGAAAGAGATACAGTAAACAACACTCAAATTTATATCCCAGCAACTGGTCAAGTTTGTAGAAACCTTGCATTAACGGATAACATTTCTTTCCCATGGTTTGCTTCCGCTGGTTATACTAGAGGTCTTGTAAACTCCGTGAAAGCTAGATTGAAGTTAACACAAGAAGATAGAGATACTCTCTACCAAGGAAGAATTAATCCTATTGCAACATTCTCGGATGTTGGTACAGTAATTTGGGGTAATAAAACTCTTCAAGTTAGAGATACTGCACTTAACCGTTTGAATGTTAGAAGATTGCTACTACAAGCTAGAACTTTAATTTCGGCTGTAGCTGTAAGACTTCTTTTCGAACAAAACGACGAAATTGTAAGACAACAATTCTTGGATTCTGTAAACCCAATCTTGGACGCTATTAGAAGAGATAGAGGATTGTATGATTTCCGAGTGACGGTTTCTTCAACTCCTGAGGATTTAGATAGAAATACCCTTACAGGTAAAATTTATTTAAAACCAACTAAGGCACTTGAATTTATCGATATTGAGTTCTTGATTACACCAACTGGTGCGTCATTCGAAAATATTTAATATCTTTGGGGTGGGAGAAATTACTTTCCCACCCTTTTTTTGTCTTTTCTAAAATGAAAACAAAACAAACTTTGTCCTTTAAAACGGGCACTCCTGAACTAAAGTATTATGCTTTTGATTGGGATGACAACTTGGTACACATGCCTACCAAAATAATTCTCTTAGACACAGATGGGAACGAAATCTTAATGTCTACAGAGGATTTTGCCACTTACAGAAATAAAATAGGAAAAGAAGATTTTACCTATAAAAATAAAATTATTAGGGATTATGCTCAAAATCCTTTTAGATTTTTTGGTATTAAAGGAGACAAAGACTTTTTAATTGATGCAATGAAAGCTAAGATTGGTCCAGCGTGGGGAGACTTCAAAGAAGCAATTAATAATGGGTCAATCTTTGCAATTATTACTGCTAGGGGACATAATCCTGAAGTTTTAAAACAGGCGGTATTCAATTACATTAATAGTAATTTCGAAGGTATTTCAAAAAAAGAATTGGTAAAAAACTTAAAAAAGTATAGGGATTTTGCTGGTGAAGAAAAAATGTCCGACTCTGACCTTATTTGGTCATATTTGGAATTAAATAAATACAACCCAGTAAGTTTTGGGGTAGAGAATGAGGCGGCAAATCCGGAAGAAGCTAAAGTTATTGCTATGGCTAATTTTGTGAATTATGTAAAAGCTATGGCTTCTGCTCTTCAAAAAAGTGCTTTCATAAAAAAAGGAGTAGCTAATAAATTTATTCCAAAAAAACCAACCATTGGTTTTTCAGACGATGACGAAAAAAACGTCTATAGTATAAAGAACTACTTTAATAGTATTAAAGAACCTATTAAATTATATTCAACTAAAGGAGGAATTAAGAAAGAAGTAAAATAAAGAATTTAAATTATAATAATTAATATTTAATAATTAATACTTAATACTTAATACTTAATACTTATAAGGGAATTTTATCAGTTTCGAAAAAAAAGTAAAGACAAAAAGTTTTCAACCAAGGGTATATTTATAATAAACGATAAAAAGTAAAAATAAGAAAACACAATGGCGGATTTATTAATGAAAATGCCGATTCCTTACGAACCTAAAAGACAAAACAGGTTTATATTAAGGTTTCCATCATCTTTGGGTATCAATGAGTGGTTCGTAGAATCTACGGCTAGACCTCACATCACCATCAACCCAACAGAAATACAATTTTTGAATACTTCAACATTCGTTGCGGGTAGATTCAATTGGCAAACAATTCCTGTAACCTTTCGTGACCCAATCGGTCCATCTGCAGCTCAAGCACTTATGGAATGGGTTCGTTTACATGCTGAATCAGTAACAGGTCGTATGGGTTATGCTGCCGGATATAAGAAAGATATTGACTTGGAAATGCTTGACCCAACGGGAGTAGTAGTTGAAAAGTGGATTCTTTACGGAACGTTCCTTACTGACGTTAACTTCAACACTCTTAGCTACTCTCAAGATGGTCTTGCAACCATTGGAACAACATTGAGAATGGACAGATGTGTATTGATTTACTAATTTTTATTTAATTAATTTTTTAAAATATTATATTTAACCGTAGAGCCGAACTCTACGGTTTTTTAATTATGGACCAAGAAACTTTAAATTACTCACAACAGCAATTTTCGCTACCGCACGACGTGGTACCACTTCCTTCGCAAGGGGTGTTTTATAAAAATAAAAAAGCAAGCCTTAAGATAGGATACCTCACAGCAAATGATGAAAACATTCTCATAGCTGGGGGAAAAGATATGACACTTAACTTACTAAGAGCTAAGATTTATGAACCCGGTGTACGTCCAGAAGAATTATTAGAGGGTGATATTGAGGCTATTTTAATTTTTTTAAGAAACACCGCGTTTGGACCTTCAATCGAGCTTAATTTGACGGACCCCAAAACAAATAAAAAATTCCAAGCAACCGAAAGGTTAGATGAATTAAATATTAAAAAAGGTATTGACCCATTACCTGATGGAACTTTTGCATTAGAACTTCCTATTTCAAAAAAACATATTAAGTTGAAACCTTTAACCTTCGGGGAAAGCACTGAAATTTCAAATATGACGGACACCTACCCTCTCGGAAGGATTGCTCCGGTGAGAACATGGAGATTACAAAAAGAAATTACGGAAATCGAAGCAGTTACGGACAAAGGTGAAATTCAAAAATTTATTGAAGCAATGCCTTTAGCCGATTCCAAATACATAAAAAAATTCATGAATGAAAACGAACCCCGTCTAGATATGACGCGGGTTATTATTGCCCCGTCAGGAGAAAAGCTGTTTGTTAACATTGGCTTCGGGGTAGACTTTTTTCGCCCTTTCTTCTGATTATAGAAAAAGCCAAATTGACGAATACTACTATTTGGCCAAACTTTTCCATATTTCATATTCAGATTTTATGAATATGCCATTGTTTATCCGAAAATACATGCTTGATAAGTGGGTAGAGGATAACGAGAAAAAATAATGCAAACTCTATTTATAAATTAAAGAGCTTACATGGCTGAAGATGATTTAAGGGGTACGAAATTATTAGAAAAACTCTTAGGGGAGTCGGCAGACCTCCTTGGCAATATTGGTAGAGTTCAAGATGGTATTAGTGATATCAATCGTTCGTTTGGTGAAACTCGAACTAGGTACTTAGAGTTTTCCACAGCTGTTTCTGATAGCATTGCTGATTTTGAGCGTTTAGGGGGTAAAGCATCGAATGTTAGTGAAACAATCGCAGGTATAGGGGAAGCTTCTAGGCGAAACGTGGTTGCAACAAAGGAAACCCTCACTGAAATATTTGCTACCGCAGAGTATTTGGGTATTACTGCTAAAGATATCACAGAAAGTTTTGCTATTGCGGGCGTTGAAATGTCCAATATTGCGGAAGCAACAGAAGAATCCGTAAATTATATTCAATCAATAGGCCTTAATGCAAAGTCCATAATGAATGATGTTGCAGGTAGCATGGAACTTATGAACCGGTTTAATTTCGAAGGTGGTGTTATTGGTTTGAGTAAAATGGCGGCACAAGCTTCAATGTTGAGGTTTGACATGAATGAAACAACAAAGTTTGCTGATGATGTAATGAATCCCGACGGCGCAATTAAAATGGCATCGGCTTTTCAAAGGTTAGGTGTTGCAAGTGGAGATTTGGTTGACCCATTTATTTTAATGGATAAATCAATCAATGACCCACAAGGACTTCAGGACTCCATTATTGAGATGAGTAAGCAATTTACATATTTAGATGAGACCACTGGAAACTTCAGAATTAATCCTGGAGCTGTCCGTTTATTGAAAGAAATTGCAAGTGAAACAGGATTAAGTTATGCAAACATGACTAAAACTGCACTTGCTGC